TGCAAAAGACTTCATGGCAATTGCAATCCAATCAACAGCTGCAGATAACTGAGGTGGACTCAGTGTCTATCGATGAAGTTATCAGATTGCTCCAGGAGATAAAAGACCTGGGCGAGTCTGGTAAAGAAACAGTAAGCAAGGCTAAGTCTACTGCAAAGAAGGCTAAGTCTGTTGTTAAGAAAGTTAAGCGAGCACCATCCGCGTATAACAAGTACATGGCAAAGACTCTGAAGCAACTCAAGAAGAAGCATCCTCGATCTAACCATCAAGTATTGTTCAAGAGAGCTGCAAAGTCTTGGAAGAGATCAGCAGAAAGAAAGAGGTCGATGAAATGAAAGTAATGACAAAAGAACATCGCTTTATTGTAGTCTCATTAGGCGGAGCACCTAACCAATATTCTATTGGTGATCAAGCAGGTAATTGGACACAACCAGTAGTTCCCCAGGGTGTGTTTCATTCATCAACTTATTTTGACTTAGCAGGACTTACTCTCGAAGAAAAGACATTGTTCTTCAAAGGAGCAACTGTTCAACAATTAGGCAATCCAACTATACAAAGTGGTGCTGCAGGTGACGCTTGTCAAATTTATGATATTATGACATCATCTCCAATGACTGCAGATGAATTGACTTCATTTATTTCAGCAGGGAACTTTTCAGGGCTAACTCCTGCGGCAACATCTGGATTAACTTTTGACCAAACTATCTACGCTCGAAGACGAGAATATGTTGTGTCTGTTGATCTTGCAGCTTGGGGCGCTATGCAATTGGTTAGCGATGACCAATTAGGTTCAATGAATCCAACTGCATCTGACCGCGTATACAGTTATCGAATGGTTGGTGTTGATCTATCAGGTACAAGCAAAACACTAGCCGTTCTAGGAAGTCGACAAATCTTGTCTGCAGAAGCCAAGTCAGAACCAGAGTTCCAATACCTCATGCGACTAAAGAGATCGTATGAATTGCAGAATGAACCAGACGTTGATTGATATGCCACTTGCTCCTGAACTCTTGTGGATTGAACAACAGATGTTCGAAGAGAGTCAAATACCTCTGAGCACATTGGCAAAGTTTCATCCCCTGGTAAGAATACCACTTATTGGATTTCAAGCTGCAGATATTGTAGCTACAGAATTAGCGATCAGAACTATTGAAGCAGGTGGCGTAGGAGCCATCGATCTATACACTCCAGAAATACGAAGGTACGAAGATACCGCGCTCGTAGGAATGGGAGGCATGAGAATATGAGTACAGAAGAAGAAACTTCAATTGAAGAAAAGAAAACACCAACTACAAAGTTTGCTGAATGGCTAATGGCTCGAGCTGAAAAGAAAGAAGCAAAAGAAACATCTCTGGAATCATTGATGAAGTTCAACGTCTTTCTTTCAATTGCTACATTGGTCTCGGTTGCTGGAGCAACTATTGCAGACTATGTTCTGATGGCTTGGCTTTGGATCTAAACTTCCCAAACTGGTTCATCAACTTCTTTTGTTCGAACTAATTCATGTGGATGAAATAGTTCTACATTTTTTAGTGGTAGCATTACACAATAGTAATGGTGCAATACGTCGCCAGCCCACCATCCAGTATGTTCCCATTTTATCTTCAGAGTGTGACCACTTTCCCAAGTCCACAATAATTTGACTTGCTCAGCTGTATCGTCATATGATTGCATTGCATAATTAAATTCATCAACATCATTTCTCATGTCTTCAGTTCCTAACATGGAATGCAATGTCATCCAAGCTTCACGATCAGGATTGTGTTTTGATTCGATTACAAACTTAGCAAACTGTTCTCGAGAGTGTTGGTAATGTGACAGGTAATCTTCATTCATTGACGAGGCCTCCAAGTTACATCGATGTCGCATGTCTCACAATATCCGAACCAAGCATAGGTTCCATCTGTGAAGTGTTCCCAACGAGCTTCAACATCTGATCCACAAACTCGATGAAACATTGTTCGATTCTCCTTGGTCATTCCAGTCTTTTGTCCATTCTCTAGGACCATTTTACGAACCCATGCACTAAAATTAGGCATCTTCTTTGAGAGTTCGTATGATGTCGGGCATAGCGTTATCATTTTATTCCGCATGAATCTTCGTATCAGTAATCACATATATACATAGTCCAAGAAAAAAACGGGCAAGCCCTATATCCTATGGCTAGTTAGCAACGGGTGGGAGCAGTGGGATGACTAACAAAGAGTTAGTTGTTGGTAGTGGCGCTGCTTTTGGGCGGCTTCGCCGCGAAGATAGGACTGCAAATGCTTAAAGGCCCAGTTATGATAGGGTCATTTGGAGTGGGGAACTAGTCTGTCGATCCGCATGCAGAGAAAACCCCACTCCACCCCGTGATTATTATGGCTACAAAAAAGACAAGCATGTTTACCTTAACCGAACGAGTGACTCTCGCCGCTGGCGCAGATACCTCAGCAACTGCAACTATTGACATTGGTTCATATGTTGATGTTGGCGATCGTCAAGCTCTCGAAGTTCACTCTGTCGATTACATCTACCAAGGTGCTACTGGTTTGCTTCACATCAATGCTTCAGTACCAAACAACGGAAGTCTTCTAACACAACTCACCGATCTTAACCGAGGAGGTATGGTTTTTGCAAACGATAGAGCACTAATCTCCTCTGCTTCTCTACACCTTGATGGTCAAGGCGGTCAAGACAATGCTGCTGATCTATACCCAGACCAATTTGGAAAGGGTTCTGAAGCAGGTCGATTTGTTGTTAACGATCAACTTTACGTAAGTTGTCAAGCAGATGGAACACTTGCTGCTGCTGCTAACGTAACCATTCGTGTTAACTGCAGTATTGTTTCCCTCTCTGCAAAAGACTTCATGGCAATTGCAATCCAATCAACAGCTGCAGATAACTGAGGTGGACTCAGTGTCTATCGATGAAGTTATCAGATTGCTCCAGGAGATAAAAGACCTGGGCGAGTCTGGTA